CGCACCCCGGATTTCGATATCGCCACCACAGCGACGTGGAGTGGTTACCACCCATTCCACAAATTTGTCAAGCACTATTTGCCACCCGCTCGGAGAGGATTATGCAGTGAACGGCTTCAACGTCCCTCACCACCAAAGAGCCGGCGGCATGCCGATAGAGGGTGGCAGTCTTTCCGCTAATCTCCACAAGCTGGCCGACCCATGCCGAGCCGCCCTTGGCATGCACCAACACTTCCATGCCGGGCTTCGGCCATACCGCAGGATCGAGCCATGCGCGCGTTCCAACGGGCAGGGCAGGCTCCATGACCTTCGTATCGATGTCGATCCAGTATCGGCCTTCAGGGATGCGCTTGCGGCCTTGATTGAACGCCTCAAACGCGTACTTGCCGTCTTTTCTATCCGTGACGCGCCCGTAGGTCTTGGCCGTATTGAAGATGCCAGACTTGGGCACCGGCGAGGCAGTTGCGCCGTTGCGCGCCTCAAGCACAAGCTCTTCCACCGCCTCGCGATCGATGCCGAGGAACGTGGCAAGGGAAGCGAACATATCGGGGCGCGGCACGCCGCCATTCTTCCACCTGTTATAAGTCTGCTGAAGCCATCCATGGCGCTCGGCGACCTCGCGATCACTGGCGCTGCCTTGAGCTTCCAGTATTTTTTGCGACAATTTTGATCTTTTGGAGGGCTTAGCCATCTTCCACCTTGATGGGTGCGATTGTTTACATTACACCCATCTACTAGCAACAAATTTGTCAAAGCGTCAACCAACGTTTCGGCAAGTGCTACCACCACAGAGGAGACCTATGACGAAGCTTGTCTACGACAACATCTTCGAATCAATAGAACAAGACGAGAAGAAGGCGGCTCGCATGCATGGCGCGGCCGACGCGTTGATCGATCTGCGCACGGTTCTTGAGGAACGCGGAATGCGTACCAAGAAGGCGAAGTCGATCATTCGGGCACTACAGGATCTGGTTTTTTCTCGCTACCGATAACACCACCACCGCACCACAGAGGAGACATATGGAAAAGATTGAGCAGATGCGCTCGATGAGAGCGCAGGGATATTCCCTGAGAAAAATCGCCGACATTCTGGGCGTCAGCCACCAGAAAGTATTTTTCGACCTCGGCGGCCAGCGCACCTCGCGCCTTCATTCGCCGGCCAACGACAACAAGATCGTGAAGATGATGCCGCACAACGGCGGTTGCTCCACGGTCAGCGGCGAGATGCCAGTATCTCTGCGCCGCATTCCCACATTGGATGCCGCGGAAGTGGAGCCCTCCGACCGCGAGCTTCTTCTCGCCGGCCTGGTTGCCGATGAAATGCAGGTGGCGGCATGAGCGCTATCGACGAAGGCCATTGCGATTGCGTCCACTTTGACGAGGGCGATTGGGTCGAGTCGCGCCTCAACCCCAATATATTCGGCATTGTCGTCGGCGAGTCCGAATTCGGTCGCTACTACCATGTCCAAATTGCGAGCAGCATGGAAATCCGCGCCTATCACGGCGTGACGTTGCGGCACATGGATGTGCAGCAAGATGAGCCGCCCATGGGCGCGAAGATGCCGGTCGTAGATGACGACAACGTCATCGACTTCACCAAGGAGCGCAAGCTCCGCAAAACCACCACCACGAGAGGAGCAGCGTAATGGAAAAGTTTAAGGTTGGAGACAAGGTTCGCGTTATCGACGACGCAGGAGGCGGCAAACTCGGTGATGTGTGCACGGTGACGGATTTGGGCGACGATGGCTATATCGTCCTCGATGGTCTCACAGGTGGCGCTTACGGCCTATATGACCACCGTCTCGAACTCGTACCAGCTTGGCAACCGAAGGTCGGCGACCGGGTGGTCTCGAATGACGAAGACAATCGTGGCGAAATCGGTACCGTTGTGAACGGACTTGGTGGTTATGACGACATCACCATGGTCAAGTTCGACACCTGGCGCCGCGGCCATGATGGCGTTAACCTGCTTGGAAATTGCGGAAAGGATCATTGGCTCGTAAAGAGCGAGGATCTGCAGCCTGCCGCGCCCGCTCCCCTCACAATCGAAGCCGGCAAGCTCTACAAGACGCGCGACGGCCGCAAGGTCGGACCGATGACTTTTGCTGGTGTCGGAGAGCGGTCAAAGTATTGGGCTGGAGCTCCTGGCTTTCCGAAGGACAACTGGTACACTCAATTCAATGCCCATTGGGGTAAATACGTCGGACGAACTGACATTGGTGGCGGCGAAAATGCAGACGACATCATCGCCGAGTGGATCGACGAGCCAGCGGCCAGCAACGACAACGCGGCGCCGGCCAAGTTCAAGGTCGGTGATCGGGTGCGGTTCCGCTCTGGATATGCTTCAAGCGCCGCCGGCAACGAGGCAACCGTTGTTGCCGTTAACGTCTGGGGAGATGATGGAATCCAGGTCGATCAGGGCGGTTACTTTGGCGTATCGACAGAAGCGGAGAAGGATCTTGAGCTTGTCGCGCCGGCCGCGCCAACCGCCATCGTCGCCCTCATTGAAGACGGCCAGCCGAAGCCTGCAACGCGGCCTTACGTTCACACCACCGAAGACGCAGCCAAGCGAGAAGCAGACCGCCTAGCATCGGTCCACAAAGGCCAGCAGTTCGGCGTCTACGTCCTGACGACCACCAGCCAGGAAGCTGCGCCGACCTATGCCCACGAATGGCAGCGGCTTGCCGTTGCTGGCCGCAAGATCAATGCCATCAAGGAACTGCGCGGCATCACTGGCCTCGGCCTGAAATCCACTAAGGATGCAGTCGAATACTGGCTTGCGAACGACGAGCCTCGCTCGCGCATCGCCGCCTAACCACCACCAGCCACCACAGTAATGCCGTGCGCCGACCAAGCGCACGGCTGAGAGGAGACTTATGTCAAATATTTTCCAGCGCATCTCCGCCAGCGAGCAGGAAAACGACTTCAAGCTCGGAATGCCGTCGACAGACGAAGCTCACCACGCCAGACGGCTGACCGTTATGGAGACGCTTACCGGCGGCAAGGGCTTCCGCATTCCCGCCAAGGAGCCGGCCATCCGCGGCAATGGCAAGACGCGCGGCGAGGCCAAGCGTGAGGCACGCGCCGCAGCAGATGCAAAGGTTAGCGAGTATCGTGATCGGCAGTTTCGGCACTCGTCGGCCAGAAACGTCGAGTTCGTCACCATGCGAGCCGCGGCATGACGAACGTTATGCCACCACTCACCGGCACGCCACTCGACTACGCGCCCATTGACGCCACCGTCACGCCGACAACACCAACCGTCTTCCGCGCCCCGATCATCAGGCGCGCTCTCATTGCCTCTGCGGCTTTCGGCGGCGCTGTTGCCGCCCTTCTGTTCTTTCCTGTCGCCACCATCGCGATCGTCGCAATGGTCGGGGCGGTGCGCTGCGGAGACTGGGCGGCAAGTCGCCTCAACGCCTACGAGGACAGCAATGATCAAAAATCCTGACGCGGCCGGCATGTGGCCGCCCAATCCATTCAGCTGGTGGCCGGTCATTCTGGCCGTCCTCTTCATCATCGCAGTTTGCTATCTCTAGGAGGTGTGAATGTCGGTTTTCGACAAACTGAAATCAAGCAAACGAAAGACGCCGCCAGTTCTCGCGATCTATGGAATTGGAGGCATCGGCAAGACAACACTTGCCGGTGAGTTTCCAGACCCGATCTACCTACATACGGTAGGCGAGGAGACGCCTGTCGATCTCGACGTCCCGTCGATCGAGATCGAAAACTACAACGAAATGATGGATGCATTCGAGCATCTGCTCACGCAGGAGCACGAATTCAAAACAATCATCATCGATAGCCTGGACGCCTTCGAGAAGATGGTCTGGGACTACACGTGCGCTCGCATGGGCGGTGCTCCCGCCGGATGGAGCACCATCGATAGCAACGACAAGGGCTCACCGACGGCCTTCGGCAAAGGTTACCTTGAGGCGGATAACGACTGGCTCGAATACATGTCGGCCGTCCGCGCCCTGTCTCGCGCCGGTATTCATGTGGTGCAGATCCTGCATAGCAAGGTCAAGGCCTTCAACGACCCGCTTGTCGATTCGTACGATCGGTACAGGCCAAAGCTGCAGGACCGCGCAACCGACATCATTATGGAGAAGAGCGATGCTCTGCTCTTCATGAGCAAGCGCACGTCGGTCAAGCAGGTTGACAAGGGCTTCGGCAAGAAGGTCAACAAGGCAGAGGGAATGTCAGGCGCCGAGCGCGTCATCTACACTGACGAGCGGACGGGATTCTTGGCAAAGAACCGACTCAACATGCCTCCGACAATTCCATTCAAGAAGGGCGGCGGCTTCGCAACGCTCTCGAAATACTTCTACACGGCGCATCCTGTCGCAGCCAACGAAAGCATCGACGAGGACGAGGCCGCCTGATGTTCCAATCTGAATGTTGGTTTGCGTGGTACCCCGTCCTAGCTCGTACTCGGGGCGGCATCATGCGGTGGGTGTGGCTCACCAACGTCTGGCGCGACCAGACCGCGACGCAATACGGTAGCGGCCCGTACCGCTATTATCTTCTCTAACCACCAACCACCACAAAGGAGACTATGAATGGCCGGACTTGGCAAAAGATTTGATGCGACTGAACACGACACCACGCAGCGCGAATATGCCGGCGAACTGCCGAACGGCATCTTTCGTCTGGAGATCGAAGCTTCCGAAGTGAAGGCGACGAGCAAGGGCACCGGCACGTATCTCGCCACAACAGTGAGCGTCATCGAGCCGGAAGAGTTCAAGGGTCGCAAGATCTTCAACAACAACTACAATCTCGAAAACGACAATCCGAAGGCCCAAGAGATCGGCCAGAAGCAGTTCGCCAGCCTTTGCCGTGCCATCGGCATCCAGTCGGTCGAGGACAGTGAAGAGCTCCACTTTCACGCCTTCGTCGCCAAGGTGGGTCGCGGCAAGCCGTCGGTAGGCGCTGACGGAAAGTCATACCCAGGGCGCGCCGAGATCAAGCGATATTATTTCCCGGATGAAGAAATTCCGGAAATCGGCATCGACGCCGTGCAGCCGGCTGATGAGGCGCCTGCGGCTGCCAACGATAACCGCCAAGCTGCAACGCCCGCCAACGACAACCGCCAGCAGGCTGGCCGACCCGCTCCGGCGGCGGCGGCTGCGACTGGTGGTGCTCGCCGGCCGTGGGGCAAATGAGCCTGTGAAGCCAACTATGCATGAGTTCATGGGGGCGCACCAAGTGCCCCCATATGACAACGACAATTATCCGCTTCCGGCTACAAGGCAGGAGGCAATAGCGATCGACAGCAAGAAATATTTCACCGGCGAACCATGCGTATATGGACATATCGCCCCGAGATACACACGAACTCGCATCTGCGCAGTATGCAGCACTTTGCACAAAAAGAAGGCATTCGAAGACAATCCTGGACATGCCAGAGAATTAAAGGCGAAGTTCCGCGCTGAAAATCCTGGCGTTCACGCAGCCAGGGCGCGCGATTACAGAGCGAGGAATCTTGAAAAGGTTCGCGCCACTGAGAAAAAATATCGGGATGAAAATCCTCTAGTAAAGATCGCCAAGGATCAAAATAGGAGAGCCCGAAAGAATAACGCCGGTACCCATACAAAGGCTGAATTGGCCGAGATTATAAGCCTTCAGTCGTATCAATGCGGCGTATGCAAGATTAGTATACGAAAACGTCAAGATCGTCATCTTGACCACATAGTGCCGCTCTCTAAGGGAGGAAGGAATGATCGCTCAAACCTCCAGTTCCTGTGCGTCTCGTGCAATCTATCCAAGGGCGACAAGGATCCAGAAGACTTCATGAGAAGTCGAGGATTTTTGATTTAGCGGCCTAGCCACCATCCGGCCGCACGGCAACCAACCGTGCGGCAACACCACCACAAGAGGAGACCACCATGAGACTCACCATCTCCAAGGCTGAGCTTGCGCGCGTCGTTGGCGCCGTTGGCAAGGTAGTAGAATCGCGAACAACCATTCCTATCCTGTCGAACGTCCTGCTCGATGCGGACGGCGAGCGACTGCAAGTCACCGGCACAGATCTTGATATCCAGGCTACCGCGCGCGCCGTTGCGACGGTTCACGAAGCCGGCAGCATAACCGTTTCCGCCAAGCTGCTGAGCGACATCGCGCGAAAGGTCGGCAATGACACGATCGAGTTGTCACTTGAAGGTGACAAGCTTGAAGTGAAAAGCGGCCGGTCGAAGTTCGGCCTCAACGTCCTACCTGCATCCGACTTCCCTGACCTTAAGGGGGGCAAGTTTGACGCCCACTTCGACGTTGACATTGCCGCACTCTTCGCGCCGACGACTTTCGCGATCTCCACCGAGGAGACCAGATACTACCTGAACGGCGTTTTTCTACACACTCAAGATGGAAACCTGCGCGCCGTCGCAACCGATGGACACCGGCTTTCGCGCCACCAAGTGGCATATACCGGCGAAGACGCATTCAAAGGCGTCATCATGCCGCGCAAGACGGTCGGCCTCCTTCCGAAGGGTGTGGTCAGCGTCTCCGTATCGGACACCAAGATCCGCATCGAGGCCGGCGACTTCGTTATCACCAGCAAGCTGATCGATGGCACGTTCCCTGATTACGAACGCGTCATCCCGAAGGCTAACGAAAATCTTGTGACGGTCGATCGTGACGCCTTCATGAAGGCTGCAGACCGAGTCGCAACGGTGTCTTCCGAGCGAGGCAAAGCCGTCAAGTTGTCGATCGCTCCAGGCTCCGTTGGCTTCACAGTCAACAATGCCGATGCGGCGGCATCAGATGAGATCGAAGCAGAATACAGCGGCGAGCCGATAGAGATCGGCTTCAATGCCGCATATCTGCGCGACATGTTCGGCGTTCTGCCTGCAGGTCCGGTTGTGGTTGCGCTAGCTGATGCGGGCTCGCCTGGCGTCTTCACATCTGCCGGGTTTGAGGGGCTTGTGCTCGTCGGCATGCCGATGCGCGTCTGATGACCACAGCTCTGGAAAAGGCCTGGGCCGCCATGACAGCCGAAGGGCGGCCCTACATGCCATCAAACGGCACCGAAGGAGAAAGCTTTCAGGATGGGTGGTGCTCTCACTGCGCTAGGGACACGGAGTTCAGGCGACAATGGGAAGAGACCGGCAACCCTCAGGTAGACGGCTGTGAAATCCTTGCTGCATCGCTACGCGGTGAGCAGCCGAAGGAATGGTTTTACCGAAAAGGCCAGCCGATCTGCTCTGCCTACACCGAAGATCCGGCGTGCCCGCTTCGCTGCCAGTTCACGAAGGAGATGTTTTGATGCAGGTCACCAAACACAGTGAGGCCAGGTCGCGCGAGCGGCTTGGCATACCCAAAAAAGCCGTTGCCAAGATGGCTACTGAAGCCCTTGAGCGCGGCAAGAGGCACTCCGATTTCTCCGGATCAATCAAGCGATATCTAGATGGCGTGTTTCTGACATGCAGGTCGGCAAACAACATGCGCGTTCACGCTCAGCATTTGTTTCTTTTCAATGGTGAAACCCTCATCACCGTTTGGCAGATCCCGCCAAAATACCGGAATAGTAAGGCGGTTATCGGCTAATGGTCCCCATCCCCAAGCCAGAATCCAGCACGGTACGCGCTATCTACGCTGCATACGAATCTGCCGCAGAGAGTTGGGACTCTCTCGGCATCTCCGTCGGCGAGGCCAACGATCCCTGTGACCGAAGCCTTTGGTACACTTTTCGCTGGTGCACGCCGCTTGAAAAACATTCCGGCCGCCAGCTGCGTTTGTTCGAGACAGGGAATCTGGAAGAAGACCGCCTCGTCGCAGACCTGGAGCGTATCGGCGTGGATGTCTACGGCCAGCAGGATCGTATTCGCCTCGTCGGTTCGCACGTGCGCGGCAAATGCGACGGCAAAGCCATGGGCGTGCCGGAAGCACCAAAGACCGAGCATCTGCTGGAGTTCAAGTCGAGCAATGCCAAGGGCATGAAGGAGATCGTCAGGAAGGGCTGCAAAGAGGCGAAGCCTTTGCATTACGGCCAGTGTCAGCTCGGAATGCATGCCTTCGGGCTGTCGCGCTGCTTGTACTTGGTCAGCTGCAAAGATGACGACACGCTCTATGCCGAGCGCATCGAGTACGATCTTGAATTCTGCCTGCGCCTTCTGGCGCGACTAGAGCGCATCATCAACACGCCTGAGCCGCCGTCGCGCATATCGGAAAATCCGGAGTTCTTCGGCTGCATCTTCTGCAAGCACAAACCGATCTGCAAGGGCGGTGCTTGGCCTCGCGTGAATTGCCGTACCTGCATTCATAGCACTCCAGAGATGGGTGGTGACGGCCATTGGTCATGCAGCCGGTGGGCGAAGCCGATCTCGTTCGACGAGCAGAAAGAGGGATGCCCGACGCACCTGCATACCCCAGCCGTTGTGCCTGGGGAGCAGATCGACGTCGACGAGGAATTGGAAACGATCACGTACCGCATGCCGGACGGCAAGATCTGGATCGATGGGGCTAGTCATGACTAGACCCATCGGCTTCGACGCCGCCTTGCTGGCCTACCTTCCAGCCCTGCGCAGGCAAGCCCGCTACATGGCCGGCGCTCGCCATGAGGATCTACTGCAGGAAGCGCTCGCCGACATGCTGCACCTTGCCGACAAGTGCCGCGTCGAGACGTTCCGCACCTGGGCGCGAATTATCCTGCGCAGGGCGGCCGGCGATCATAAGCGAGCCATGAAGGCAGAGAAGCGCACCGGACATGCGGTCGATCTAAAGGCTGCTTACTACGTCGGCACGGCGCCCAATCAGGAATTCGCAACGGATCTCGCCATCGTCACCGACGCGCTGGCCGGTATCAAGAATGGCGACATCGTTTTGCGCCGGGCCGACGACGAACTGTTGCGCGAGATAGGCGAAGAGCGTGGCGTCAGCCGCGAGGCAGTTCGCCAGTTGGAAGAGAAGGCACGAGCTAGGCTCAAGGATATTTTGAAGGAGGGATGATGACTGAAGCTGCAAACGACAACCGCCCGACCGAGTTTGATGCGCGCGTTATGGCTTATTTGCCTGGGCTGCGAGCGCTAGCGGCAAAGAAGGTGCCGAAAGAATACCGCGAAGATCTCGTCACGGACACGATCATCTACGCATTGGCCCACTGGACCAACTTCCGCGAGGATGGCGGCATGTGGAATTGGCTGGAATGGCAGATGCGCGGCATCATCAAAAATGCTGCCAGCAAGGCGGCGGCGCGCGCGAAGCACGTCAAATTCGTTCCTATCGAAGATCACATGCAGTTCAGCACGCCTGCCAACCAGTTGGATTACGCCGACCTTTCCAAAGCACTCGATGGCATGACTGGCCGCGGCGGCAGGATCGTTGTTCGCAGAGCAATGGGCGACACATTGCGCGAGATCGGCAACGTAATGGGGCTCACTAATGAACGCGTTCGCCAGATCGAAGCCAGGGAGATGAAGCGCCTCAAGTTGGTGAGGGCGGCGTGATGGCGAAGAAAAATCCTAGTTGGTCCGAGCAGTTGGTCGGCCGACATTGCCCGAAAGATGCGCCGTATATCGACCAGATCATGGCCGGATATGTGAAGGAAGACGGTTCGTTCTGCGGTCGCATGGAACCCGTCGATCGATGGCTACGTCCGGCGTTCACCAAAACGAAGCGCAAGGGTTGGGTAAAAGCAAGCATCCTGTCGTTCGGCAAGGGCGCAACCATCTTTTTCCTGACTGAGCGTGGCGAGCCGGAAGCGTTGGCCGCAAAGGCCCGCGTCATCGCCGCTCGCGAGGCGCGCCGACAGTGGAGCATGGACTTCAACGAGGCATTCCGCAAATACAAAGGGGAGGCGGCATGAGGCTAGTTGTCACCGGTGGCCGCGACTATTGCGAAACGAAGCGCATATTTGCCGCCCTAGACGAGCTTCATTCCCGCAAGCCCGTCTCCGCGCTCATTGAGGGTGAGGCGCGCGGCCTCGATGTCAGAGCTAAGGCATGGGCGAAGCGGCGCGGCATTCCAGTACGCGAGTTTCCCGCCGACTGGGGCCGCTACGACAAGGCGGCTGGCGGCATCCGCAATCAACAGATGATCGACGAGGGCCGGCCCGATTACGGTCTCGTGTTCCCCGGTGGCGCCGGCACGGCAGATATGCGTCGACGGCTGGTGGCTGCTGGCATTCCGTTCGACGAGGTTCGCTAATGCCATTCGATCCGAGATATTACCAATATGAGGCCGTCGACTCCATATTTGATTACTGGCGCGATGAGCCTGGTCATCCGCTAGTAGAAATGGCTGGCGGATCCGGCAAGAGCGGCACCATGTCCATGCTCATACAGCGCTTGCTCGGCGGTTGGCCGGACATGCGCATCCTGTCGTGCGTCCACGTTGAAGAGCTCGTTGAAGGAAACTTCAAGGAGTTCATCGGCATGAGTCCGTTCGCCCCCGCCGGCATATATGCCGCAAGCCTGGGGCGCAGAGACCGACACGCGCAAGTCATCTTCGCGCAGCTACAGACGGTATGGGACAAGGCACTTGAGATCGGCCACGTCGATGTGATGATTATCGATGAGGTGCATCTGGTTCCTAATGACGGAAACACGATGTACCGAAAGCTTATCGCCACGCTTCTGATCATCAATCCAGATATGAAAATCGTTGGATTCTCGGCGACCCTTTATCGCCTCGATTTCGGCCGCCTTGATGAGGGAGAAGACCGACTATTCGACAAGACGGTATACACCTACGATTTGGCGAAGGGTATCGATGATGGATATCTGACGCGCCTAACAAGCAAGCCGTGTGAATTTAAATTCGACATGAAGGGCGTGCGGCGTCTCGGTGGCGACTTCAAGAAGTCTGATCTCGCCAAGGCCACCGACAAAGAAGAGTTAACCCGCGCCGCAGTCGCTGAAATAATGGCCACGGCAGAGGCAGAAAATCGCACCACGGCGATCATTTTCTGCAACGGCATCGACCACGCAACCCACGTTCGCGATGAAATCAGGCTGTACGGCCGATCTTGCGAAGTCCTGAGTGGAAACACGCCAAAGGGTGAGCGTCGGCGCATCATCAATGATCTGAAGAGCGGAAAGCTGTGGGGATGCACGAACGACAATGTCCTTTCAACGGGAACGAACATTCCTCGCGTTGACCTGGTTGTCGATATGGCGCCAACAGAATCCACAAATCGCTATGTCCAGCGCGCCGTTCGGGGGACTCGCGTCGTCTGGCCGGTCGGCTTCGATCCGGAGA